ATCTTAAAAACGCTATCGTTTATCGTTGCGTCAACGAGATAAGCAAAGGTGCAAGTGCAGTACCATTCATGTTGAAAGCAGGCGATCAAATCATAGAACAACATCCTTTGATTGATCTTTTACAAAGACCAAACCCACTTCAATCTTACAGCGAGTTCTTTAACAGTCTATTTGGTTATGTATTGCTCAGTGGCAATGCTTACATTCTTAAAACTGGAACAGAAATGGGTGCGCCAAAAGAACTGCATCAGCTTAGACCTGATCGCATAAACATCAAAGGAAGTGGCAAACCTATACCTGAAATGTATGAATATATAGTGAATGGCAGAGTTGCAAATACTTACATGGTAGATCAAGAAAATGGTTTCAGTGAACTCAAACATGTAAAGCTATGGAATCCATTAGATGATTACTATGGTCTAAGTCCAATGAGTGCGGCGGCTGTTGAGGTAGATCAATTCAATATGTCTAGCAAACACAATGTCAATCTTTTACAAAATGGTGCAAGACCAAGTGGTGCTGTTGTATTTAAACCACAAGACGATCAAGGCTTTGCAGTCAATCTTACTGAATCACAAAGACAGCAACTTATCACTGATATGAATAATAGGTTTACTGGCGCAAACAATGCAGGCAGACCTTTGTTGTTAGAAGGAGACTTTGATTGGAAAGAAATGGGTCTTAGTCCAAAAGATATGGATTTCCTAAATTTGAAACATATGAGTGCAACAGACATAGCTCTTTGCTTTGGTGTTCCAAGCCAACTTGTTGGTGTTCCTGATAGTCAAACATACGCTAATGTTGCAGAAGCTAGACTTGCTCTCTACGAAGAAACAATTATTCCACATCTTAGAAAGATGGCATCTGACCTGAATGAATGGTTGGTACCATTATTTGATGATCGTCTGACTTTAGAGTTTGATATTGATTCTATTCCTGCATTAAGCGAAAGAGTAAAAAGAACTTACGAGAATGTTACATCTGCTGTTAGAGAAGGCATCATGACTAGAAATGAAGCTAGGCAACAGCTTGGCTTAGAGCCTAAGGATGGAGCAGACGACCTTTACATATCAGCTACACTATTTCCACTCACTGACGAGGGCGTAGAGAAGCCTGAGAACCCAATCAATGAAGAAGATTTAGAAGATTATGATGATGAAGAAACTGATAAGGAAATAGCTTTCTTATTAGAAGAAGAAAAGGCTTTGTCAGACATTAATACGATTCCTACCAGTGAAATGGCAGAAGAAGCTAAGAGAGGGCTTGAGCTTAGAAAAAAGTTCAATAGGGGTGGCACTGCAGTCGGTGTTGCTCGCGCAAATCAATTAGTCGCCAAAGAAAGACTATCAATATCTACAGTCAAAAGAATGTACAGCTTCTTTAGCCGTCATGAGGTAGATAAACAAGGACAAGGTTTTAGACAAGGAGAAGAAGGCTATCCAAGTGCAGGAAAAATTGCATGGTTGCTTTGGGGTGGAGATTCAGGCTTTGCTTGGTCAAAAAGAAAACGCCAACAGATAATTACCGAAGAAGATAAAGAGTTTGCTTTACAAGACCATCTAGAGGTTAAAGAAGATCAGAAGGCTCTATCAGGCAAGATAAAAGAAGCTCTTGAAGGTAAGGTAGAAGATCACAACGAAAAACACGGCAATAGCAAAACTAAAAGAGCCACACTAAGAATGCTAGAAGCTGTCTTTAGAAGGGGTGTCGGAGCATATAGAACCAATCCTTCAAGCGTAAGACCTAATGTGACTGGTCCTGATCAATGGGCATATGCAAGAGTTAATAGCTTTTTAAGAGCCTTATCATCAGGTAAGTTCAGAGGTGGCAAGCACGATACTGATTTATTCCCTAAAGGACATCCACTGTCTAGTAAGACCTGATTTAAATAATGAACGGAGGCTGTTTTGAATCAGGCAACTAATCGCAAAAAGCTTAACAATTTTAGACAGGGCAGAATCAATACAAGATTAGAAGTCAGGAGACAGCTTGTATTAAGAAACAACTTAGAGAAAAGATTTTTTAGAAAGCTAGAAACTTTATTCAGAAAGTTTGTGAATGTTCATATGCACCTCTACAAACAATATGGAATCTATGAGACAGATATAGCTGTTCAATCATTGAATGAGGACTTTTTCCCTCTAATGCTTGCTCACTACAAAAGAACATTTCAAGCCATCTACAGCCTTAATGAAGATAAATATGAGATCATGAGAAAAGCAGACACAGAAGCTTTTGTTTTTGGTAGAAGCATAGACTTTGAAACAGTTGTCAATGAATACTTCAATAGCAGACAATTGATACTGGCAGGTATAACACAGCGTATGGCAACAAGAATAAGCAGGCTAATAGAACAAGGCAGATCAGATAATCTTACATTGCCACAGATAGCAAAGCTTGTATCAGAAAAGTTTTTGCCTATAAGCCGTAGTCGTGCTTCACTCATTGCAAGAACTGAAACACATAACGCGTCATCTTTTGCTAATCATGCTTACCACAAAACGGTTGAAGAAGAATTGGGAGTCAAGATGCTTAAGAGGTGGGTCGCAACTAATGATGCAAGAACGCGACCTGCACATTCTTCTGCAAATGGTCAGACTGTTGATATGAATGAAGATTTTATTGTTGGTGGTGCGCCTATGGGATTTGCAGGAGACTCAAGAGGTGGAGCCGCCAATGTTATCAACTGCAGATGTGTAATCACCTATGCAGATGAAAGAGACATTGACAGCACTTAGTCTGTTTTATTTCTCTACAATCTCATAGTCTTTTGTAATAGTTCCAATATCTTTACTACCTCTAAAGTGAGCTTTTACAAAAGTAATCTTACCGTCTTGATATTGCCTTATGTGTTTCCTAACAGCGTGAAAAGCACGGCTATTACTATCTCCGCTACTTCCTTTACCGCCTGACTCATTAGAACCAAATAGATCAAGCTTCAAAATCTTGTGTTGATACTTAGGCTTACTTAAAAACTCACTGGATGAGAAGTTTCTACTGAAAGGTACTTTGCTTGCATTTGCAGGAGTTATCCCCAAGACATCTTGCTTGTTGACAATCTGTGGATAGTTAAGCAGAAGAACTAATTGAGAATGCACATTCACTATGATAGACACCATTGAGTTTAGTGTTGGATTATTATACATACCACCATCAACCTCTGCGTTAGTGTCGGTGTATTTAAAGAATGGCATATCTTCTAATAGCCAAAAGGTGTATGAACCATCATCTCTATATGAAAAGATATAGTCATTAGGGTCCATGTAGAAATTACCATCACTCTTGAAGTAGGTTATAACATTGCCCTTAAACAAAGGCTTGCCCTCGTCATCAACATCTTCAAGGTCCTCAAGGTAAACATTGGCAATACATCCCTCTGTTTGTCCGTTCACCTGTGCTTGTGCATTGTCCAAACCTATATTAACTTCATGCTGAACAAAGGTGGACTTATAAGGCAGATACATTTCTAGTTCCGAAGAAAGCTTAAAAAGCTCGTCTTTGCTTAAAGTGTTCTCCTCTGAAGTTTCAGGCAGATAGAACTTCATGCTTTGCTGAATCCTGCGAGCATGGAAACTCAGCCATCCGTGCAACAAATCCCATACGCCTGCATGACTGTAGCCCTTGTCATAACCTATGTGGTCAGGGGCAACAAAATTGTCTAAAAATTTATTTGGATTTTTGGCATGCAGAACATGTGCATGAAGTAGTTTTTGTAATACTGAATTATTCATTTAATCTCCTTTCAATTTATTGAAATTACATATTAACCCATAAAGGAATATATTACAACACTTTTTTATAAACAAAAAAAACCCCCAGTGAAGGGGGTTAATTTAGTTAGAAATATTTAAACCATAGTTTCATAAATGCTTTTTACTGTCTCACCTTCTTCAAGAGTGCCTGCAAAATCACATGACTTATGAACAGCTTTTGCAAGTAGCATAGTCGCTCTTTCATAATCTGAATCATTGTTTTTAGCAAGAGGATTTCCCATAGCATCATCTATTTCACTTCTGTAAACCTGTAAAGCTCTCCAAAGAATTAAGGTATCTTCTTCAGTCATGCTCCAAGACTTAGTTTTTTCTTTTGCCTTTGCTTGCGCTTTTGGTTTAGCTGTTGAGTAAATGTAGTCATCAGGATTAACACCTTGCTCTACAAGATTAGCTCTAAGCTTCTTGACACATTCTGAGCCAACAGACCAATTACCCATATCACCTGAGTCATTCTGCTCAACATAATCATTATCTTCGTTAGAACAGATTTCATCAAC